TACTTTAGTAGTTGTAGAATAAACTACAGTACTAGATGCAACTTGTACAGTTGAACCTGGATATTGTCTTACTAAAAATTCCATTTGAACTCCACCTACTTGATTTTTAAAGTCAGGGATATAACGTCTAATAAACATAGAATCATTACTATCACCAATTGCAAATTCAGCTGTTTGTATATAAGCGGGTAAAAATTCACCGTCGGCTTGATTACCATATTCTTGATTAAATAAAGTAGCTCTTCCTGGTGTTAAACCAATAACGGTAGGTTGAGCTTGAGAAGTTGAATTAGCATCATAGTCTGCTGCTAATGGATAAGCAAATATATCTCTTGGAGCCCAAACAGTTCTAGCTAAAGTTCCAATTGTCCAAAGGTTTTCTCTGTAATTATATGTGACTATTCTATTAATATAATTTGAATTTTGAGAAGCATAGAACCAGCTTACTTCTGCAAATTGAAGATTAACACCTGCAAATGTTGTGAATTGTTCTTCATCATCAATATCACTATAAACATAATCTTGTACGGTACATGGAATCTGTTTCACAACTCCGTCAAACAGGAAGAATCCACCATTAGACATCCAATAGACAACGTTTTCTGCTTCAACCGCACAGTGTGGTGATATGGCTCCACAATTTGTACCTACTTGTTTAAATGAAAATGTATATGGAGGTCCTACGAACTGCATAGAATGTGCAGATAAGTTTGTAAGTAATATTAAGTCACCTCTTGTTCTAACAGCTGTTACAAGCCTATTTCCTGATGATAATCTTTGAAAACCTGCAGTATTGGTTGCTGTAGGTGTAAAATCTGTAATAGATTCTTGTGAACCAAATAGCACGGACATTGGATCATAAGTTGTTGTTGTGCCTGGTGTTGTTTGAGTTCCTAAAAATATAACATGCCTGTCACGAGAAGATACAATCATATAATTAGATTGTGTTGGAGCATTCGTTAATAATGTAGCTCTTGTATTTCTTGGTACTATAAATGCACTTGTTTGAAAGTAATAAGTTTTTCCACCATAAATAGTTGCAATTAAATCTTCACCCCAGTTATCTAATACCCATATTCTTGGTCTTTGAGTTATAACTCCTGTTGGTCTTGGTGTACCCCAAGTAGAAAATCCCCAGGATGCTGCACCCCAACCAATACCTAATTGAGTTGTATCTGCTCCTACATTTATTTGAAATGCTGCAGATGTTGCTGATGCTGTATCATTTAAAGTAGGTGTTCCAAGTTCTGCTACATCTATTGTAAACGTATTAGCTGTTTTAATTTCTTGAATCTCAAATTCTTGAGACATGGTCGTATTTGTAATTCCAGCTGATCCAACACTTACTCCTGTTACACCCGAGAATGTAACAAAGTCACCCATAACAGCACCATTAGAAGTTGCTGTAACATCCACATAAGTAGTTCCTGATGTAAATGAAAATGTAGCCGCTATTGTAGTGGATAAAGGTGTAATATCATAATAGTTGTTATCGTAATAAATATATAGTTTTCTATCTGTACCAATAGCACATAATGAGTCTCCAGCTAAATCTGTGTAATTGTGAATATCTCTTGCAACACCAATAAGATGTAATGGTGGCGCAACGTTTTGCCAGCCACCGATCTTTTCAGGGACTCCATAACGGAAGCGCATATTATCGCAGTCAGTCCAACCGCCTTCCGCTCCGTAAGGGGTATCTTGTTTGTTAATACCGGGACGTGGAAATTTTACTTTGGTTATTGGCATAAGCTTTTATTATACCACCAAATTTGTTGATTTATACTATTTTTTAGTAAAAGGTGGTAATCCTAATAGTGGTCTTTTATCATATAAATTGGATTGTGCAAACTGTCCATTTACATGGTTATAATGCAAGAAAACTTGCGCACAAACATCCCCTTTAAATTCTTCTCTCCAATGTTCTAATTCACAACCAGAATAAACTAACATATCTCCTGGTTCTAAATTAACTTCTATACCTGCTGGAGCATTAGGTTTCATTATGTTTTTATATTCATCTATAACATTATTACTTCCTGTTGGATCAATAAATATTGGCCAAGCATCTCCACCAAGGTTTAATGTTGTGGATATTTCGCATGAAGGTCTATCTTTATGTCTTTTTAAAATAGATCCCTTTTCATAAATTCTCGCATAAGAATAGGTAGGTATTAAATCTAAATTTGTTTGTTGTTTCATTATAGGCATTACTTTCATTAGTAATGTTTCCATAACAAAGTCTGCATAATGAGAATATACATTTGGAACTTGTTGATCCTTCCACGTTCCTAGCATTCCGTTTTCCGCTACGATATTATTTGTGTATAAATAATAAACTGCTTCTCTTTTAAGTAAGAAATAATTAAATATAAAATTAGCAAGTTCATATGGTATTGCTTTTTTAATAACTTGATATTTGTTCTGTTGAAAGCTCATGTGATCATACAACGTTGCATAAAATTAAACGAAATTGAGATTCTTATATCATTAGATTGATTAGGATCAACACAGTGATTCAGCCAGCTTGGAAACATAATAAGTCTTCCTGCAACTGGTTCAAAGTGGACTTCTCTCCATAAATAAGATTCTAATGGTCCATCTTTTCTTCTTGGCATAGACATTAAAGCAACTGACTTTGGATCTTCTACTTTTAAATGTCCACAATTTTGTGGAGTCTTAACATAATAAACTCCAGACCATAATGAATTAGGATGCATATGAGGTCTATTATATCCACCTGGAGGATTAATGTTTGCCCACATATTACCTAAAAATGGTTCTGAATCTAAATTCTGATCTTTGTAAATATGAAATTGTGCTTGAAATAATAAATCAACTAATTCTTTATATTCTGGTTTTGTATGCATATCATCAGTTGAATGCCAACCGTTCATATTAGTTCTTGTTAAACCTTTATCTTGATTTGACCAATTAATAATATTCTGTTCTAATTTAGAGTTGAATTCTTGTGATCCAACGTCTTTAACATAAATAGGAGTTGCAAAATATAGTTCTCGGTTCATTTAAATGGAGTTCCTCCAAACCACATAACTAATGATTTTCTAGTTCCTTTAGTAATAGGAATTACTCTATGTCTAATAAAAGATGCAAAGAATATAGCTTGTCCTTGTTTAGGTCTTGCAATCTTTCCATCTGACATTAATTCTAATCCACCACCTTCAAATTCATTTTCTGGTGATAATAAACAAGTCATAGATATTTTTCGCACCGGTGGTTCATTTGCACAATTAACATCTGAATCTATATGCCAATCATAAAAACCTCCTTCTGGATATTCTGTATATTGAGCAGGTTCTGTTATTTGCATTCCTTCAAATCCAAAATGATTTCTATTTGTTTGATGCATAATACGTTCTAATGTTGAATACATTTCAGGCATCTTATTAAATGGAATCCAACTAATATGAGATGTTCTAGTTTTAGTATCTACTGTACCTTTAGCTCCACCGCCTACTTGACCTTCTTCTCTAGGTTCAGAACGACCTGCATTTATAATTAATTGACATTGTTCTGGTGTAAATAATGGAGTTGTTGTTTCTACAATTAAAGATTTCCAGCGTGGCTCGGTTATAATCATTGTGCTCCTCTATTCTGTATTGGGTTATATAATACATCGCAGTTAGCTGCTAATGTTCTTCTAGTATCATTTGTTCCATTGAATGGATATACACAATGTCTCATATCATATGGAAATATATAGAAGTCTCTTAATTTCATTGGTGGTTCATAATCTACTTTTGCAAACTGTCCATTAGAAGCTCCTAGTATCTGTAATTTACCATTTTGTGGGGATTCTGATGCAGAATATTCTACACCGTATGTATTAGGTAATTTTAAAATCATAACTGAAGATAGACCTGTAAATAAATTTCCCTGATGAACGTGCACAGGATTGTATTCATGTGCTTTCATTTCATTTACCCAAATTGAATTTAAATGAGTTTGATAATTTCTAATATGATTGAATTCTAAATAATGATGAAACATAGACATAAACCAATCTAAAACATTTCTTGGTAATTCATTATGTCTTTTCATTTTAGATTCATCTTCTCCATCATAAAATAAAGAATGTTCATCTTTAATTTTACCCACCAATTGTTTATTTGCAGGATTTAACTGTTGAAACTTTTGTTCATACGTTTGATTAACTGCATGAAATATATCTAATGGTGTTTCATAACGTAAAATAGATTGTCCTAAAAATGTAAAATTAAAGTTCATAATCCCATCTCTTTTCTAATTTTAGTAGCAGATATTTCTTGTATTTCTTTTGGTAATACAATCTCTTCAATCTTGTAACCAACATCTCTACCATAACATATATTGGTAATGTTAGGAACTTTTACAACATCAAATTGACCTGCGTAGTCTTTAAGTTTTTCTTCAATTCTTTTCTTAATATCTTCAAATTCAAATGGATTATTGTTTGTTTGTGGCATTGTTCTAACCATTATACAAACTTGACCAGTCTTCTTTAATATTTCTTTAAATAAAGCTAAATGTCCATCATGGAATGGTTGCCATCTACCTAGCATTTGTGCTGTTGGTTTAGTATAATCTATCATGTATCTCCTTTATTATGTTATCATAATTAAAATCAGTTATCTCAAAATCTACTTTTTTAGGTTTTTCAAATACTTTATTGGTATCTTCAAATCTTCCTTTATTAATTGTGTTCATCCAAATCTTCATATCATAAAAAGATCTATAAGATTCAAATGGACAAACAAAGTCTACAACGACGTGATTGACTGCAAGATCACACATCGTCATCATTCTATTTGCTTGTCGTCTTCTACCTAAATCTGTAAAATCCCAATCTTCAAATAGTTTTCTAATATCATCTGCATTAAAGTGAGGTATTTTTTTATTCTCAACTAATTTTTTAGCAAATGTAGTTTTGCCAGATCCTGGTAATCCAAATATTAAAATTTTCATAATACAATGTGTCCATACGCACGTACGATACTTTCAGGTATCATTGCACGGTAAGGATTTGCTTCCTTTCTAATCTCTTCTCTAATAGTATGCATTCTATTTCCAACAACTTTATCGTCATAAGACATACCATTAACTTTAAATTGATTCAAGCTTTTTAAATTATGATTAAATCTAGGTATTTCTAAAAAATCATATATTTTATTTATTTGGTTTTCTGTATCATTTACAAGTTCATCATATTTAAGAAAATGACACATATGTTTATTTTCTGGTCTTAATGCATTTTGAATTGCAATAAGATCTTTAGCAATTGCACCATCAATGTTCATTAGCATAAAAAGCTTTTCTTCTATTGTTTTCTTTCCATATTTATTAGGAAATGCGGAAGGTTCTGTTTCAAACCATTTAACATAAGATGCAAGAACATCTAATAAATCTCTCCAAATAACGATACATTTAATAGGTTGACCTAGATGTTGTTTCATTAACATTAAATTACCTGGTGTCATTACAGGACCTCTATCTATGATATACTTATAATTCCAATCTTTATAATAAGAATTGTAAACAGTTGATAATACGTTATCTAATGATTTATGATCTGGATAATTTTGAAATACATCAGTTTCTTTAAGAAGAAAGATATCTTTCATTATCTCTAATGTAATAGAATTAGCAGTCACTGCTATGTCTGGATTCTGGTTCATAATAGAACCAAATAATGTATTACCGGATCTTGGTAGCGCTAATAAAAAGAATATCTTTTTATGAGTTTGGCTTTCCAAAGGGTAATTGTTCTTTCTTATCATTTCCAAGTTGTTTCTCTTTCTTAATTCTGTCTATTGTGTCTACTTGTGAAAGTACATTGAATACTTCAGCTTGTGAAGATCCTGGTGTAATTGAATTCTTTTTATGTTCCATGATTTGAGCTAAAGATTCAAATTGATGCGTATTAACATTTTTAGTGTCAAAGGAACCATCATCATATTCTGCTTTAAATTTAGACCATAGTTTAATTTCTCTTAATCTATCTTTTGCAACAAGTTCCATATTTGCTTTACCATATATTTTTTCATCTAAATCTATTTGATAAAGTTCTCGTTTATATTCATCAGTTTCTGTTTCTAATTTCTTTTGTAACCATTTAATCTTTGCTTCATTACGTCTGTAATCAAATGATAATGACATTAAATTTTCAAGAAATACATTCTGTTCTCTAACACATTGCCAGTATTTAGAAGCTCGTGTTGGATAACGACCATCATCTAAAACAGCAACTTTCATTTCTGTTTCAGTTCTGAATATTTGTTTTTTAGTCCAAGTATCACGAAGTTCTTCAACCATTGATTTAAATGATTTTAGATCTTCTACTTCTAGTAGATTATTTAAATGAACTTCTTCTTGTTGTATTAAGCTCTTAATATTTCTCTTCTCTGTCATTAGAGAGGATATAGACTTTTATTATGATGTTGTCAAGGTTTTGGAATTAGCGGTTGATACTTCGCCTGTCCAGTTTTCAGTAGCTGTTGTATAAGTAGATCCATTCCATCCACCACCAACAAAAGTTGAAGCTTGAGTACCTACGCTAGCTAAAATTTCAGCTCTACCTGTTGATAAACTTGGTAAATTAGACCAACTAGTGCCATTCCAAGTTTCTACGTTTGTTTTTTGTCCAGGAGATCCACCAAAACCAATAGCAGCAGTTTGAGTTCCACCTCCACCTAATGAAGTTCTAGCAGTATTCATTGAATTAACTACTGTCCATGAAGTTCCGTTATAAGATTCTGTTGCTGCTGTAACTGATGGATTTTGTCCACCAAAAGATAATGCTGCTGTTTGTGTTCCAACTCCAGCTGCACTTTGTTTAGCTGTATTCATAGTTGCTGGTAAAGTAGTCCAAGTTGAACCATTCCAAGATTCTGTCGCACTTGAATTTGCTGTTCCTGTATACCCACCAAAATATAATCCAGCTGTTTGTATTCCTGCCGCACCAGCATAATATCTAGTTGTATTTAAACTAGGTGTATTAGTCCAAGCTGAACCATTAAAAGATTCTGAAGCACCTGTTGTTGGTACTGCTCCACCTGCAGCAATAGCCGCTGTTTGAATACCAAAACCACCACCTACATATCTAGCAGTATTTAAAGAAGCAGGTGAACTTGTCCAACTTGTACCATTGTATAATTCTGTTGCTCCTGTAGCCGCTCCTGGTGGAAGTGCTCCACCAAAATATAGTCCAGCTGTTTTTGTACCTGCTGCACCATAATCTCCTCTACCTGTATTTAAATTCCCGCCGCTCGCCCAGGCAGCTGCGCTGTAAGAATAAACACCTATGTTCCATTCTTCTGTAATTGCTGTTCCTGGAGGTGCTCCACCAGAACCCACAGCCGCTGTTTGAGTTCCAAATGAATTTATTGCTGTTCTAGCTGTAGCTAATCCTGTTGGATTAGCAG